TTTAGCCGCTCTGCCAAGTTCATTAATTTTAGCATCAACTTTCTTTGCAATTTCAACTGGTACTTTAAGTGCCGCACCAGCCGCTGAACCAGCTTTGCCCAACATATTTTTGTTGTCGCCGGAAGCCATTGCTTGTGTTTCTGCACTTGTAAAGATAGCATCAATTTGGTCTGAAGTAAGTTGTGCTTCCATTACTGTTTTGTATTCTTCAAGTAATGGCCATAACTCTTTTTCCCAACGGCCCATATACAACTGTTGAGCTTCTGTTAGGTCTCTATAACCTTCTTTTAATATTCTATGTGTTTTGTTTTCGTAAAGAGTTACTTCATTTAGTTTCATTATATCAACCCTGCCAGTGCTTTTTTCTCTGTTGGTGTAAGAGCATCCAATTGTGATTGTAATTCTGGTGGTATGCTACTTGCTCCAGCATTGGCTGCCGCTGTAGGAGCCGCTGCCGGTGTGTTACCTTGTACACCACCTGATGCTGTTGCCGCATTAGCCGCACCTTGTGCGCCTGGAGCTCCTGCTCCGCCAGCACCACCTTGTCCTCCGGCACCAGCTTTTCCACCAGCACCTCCGGCTGCGCCAGCAGTGGCCGCATCGCCACCTGCGCCTAATTTCTTAGATGCTTGTACAGCTTTTAAAATAATATCGTCAATTTGTTTTTGTGGAACAACGCCTGCCGCAGGTACACCATCCGTCGGCATCTTTTTGCTTTTTAGAAATGCACTTAATTGTCCTGCATCTAATTTGTTCATATCGCCTCCAATAGAGCCAACATAACCTTTTAGTCCAGCTTTAAGTTCATTTGCTTCTTTTCCAGTATCGGCTGCCCCAGTTAAACCAGCGGCTACGCCTTTCATACCTACCGCGCCAGCGGCTTTTGCACCAAGTCGCCTAAGTCCTTGTTTGAACATGTTAGCGGGTGCTTCATTTAAATCATGATTTGGTGTAATGTCATCAATACGCATAATTGTTCCTTTAACTATTGTTATTTATATGTTTTTGAATATCTACTTCGTAGATATTTGTTTTCGCTAACGCTCAAACTATTTACTTCGTAATGAATTATGTATGATAGAAGTGATAAACAATAATTAAAGCAATATGACGTAAGTCATATTGTAATTACTTCATGTAGATTGTTTCAGTCAGACGGAACCTGTTTAGTGGTTCCATCTAATCTTGACTTCATGTGAGTTCGCCACAGCCGAGACTTGGAAGTAGGTATTAGTTTATACACAAAGTACAATGGGCTCTGACCTTTCCCAACCTACGTCGACATCTTACGCTACGCCGTATATTCTAAAAATATACGCTACACCGTAATACCTCTCGCTTCGTTCCTATTGCTAAAGAGTTTTTATGTACTGTGTTTGTGTTTTCGACTGCTAACATTCAATCTATACCAATCCTACGCCTTATTACCAGACGCGGCTCAGCATGTTACGTGTGCTCCTATACGGTAGCCTTTTCCACAGCGGTAAATTAATCTGGCCCGCTAACCTTATGTGTTAGATTGTTTTGCCTGAAGTGTATGTTCTAATAGAGCCTTACGAAGTTTGTCTGAACCGCCTACTCTTACATTAATGATTCCGTTGTAGTAATCATCTTTTTCAAGTACACGCCTGTCAAACTGTTCTCTTGCCTCAATGTAAGACATTTCGCCTCTACCTTTACATAGGTATAGTATTTCTCTTGTGAAGTGTTCTGGGCCTAAATCTGCAACGTCTGCGTTCAATTTATCTGAGCTACCCCAGTATTCTCGCCAGTCGCTTTCTTTTGTTCCACGCCTTTTATTTTTTTTGCCTTTTAACGGTGGTTTTGTTGTCTTGAACTTTGCTAATTTTTTGCCTATATACTTTTGCCCAGTTTTTAGATTAGTGATTAAGTAGACAAATCCTTCGTACTCGTCTGGAATACTATCAATTGTCATACCTTTATAAGTCCAATGCATGAACTTATATATTGCTAAATCACCTTATCCACTATCGGTTTTGGTTTTCCGAGTAGTGTTATGATGATCATGTATTTCATCCATGCGTTCTTTTGCAAAAAGCCTTATATCTCTTAAACATTTACGGACATAACGATGTGTACGAACACTATTACGTTGTTCAAACTTTTCGTTAGCACGGAAATATTCTAAGTAAGCCTCTGCTAATTTATCATGTGTGTCATTTTGATCAGTCATTATAAATTTCTATATCATTTTCGTAGCTTGTAAAGCCATTTTCCTTTATTACTTTTAAAACATGATTCACTCTACCAATTAGTTCATCTTTATGACTAATTAGATATATGTTTTTATTGCGCTCACGTCCCATCTTCTTTAGAACTCCAAGTGCATTTTCTACACCAGCAGTATCCATACCGCTGTCAATTAATTCATCAATAAACAATAAATTAATTTGTTGATATAAACTTTCCCAAACATCTCTGAATGCAAAGCTCATACCAAGTATAAGTCTGTTACGCTCACCTCTTGACAAATTGTCAAAGTCTAAGTCTTGTCCTAACTGTGTAATTTCAACAGCAAGATCGTTTTGGAATACAACTTGATGTGGCAATCCAAGTTTATCAAGATAGTAAGTTAGTCTGTTGTTAAGATATGCTAAGTTTTGATCAATAATCTTTTTACGTATAAAACTATCTTTATTTGTAAGTAATTTTAGTAAAAATTCTTGATGTTCTTTTAGCTCAGTATATTGATTAACAATAGTCCAATCAATTTCAACTAACGCTGTGTCTTGAATATCTTTAATCTGTTCCTCATACGGATCAGCTTCGCTTTGTTTGTTTGCAAGTGCAGTTTGTAAATTAGCAACATTGCTTCTATGATCGTATGCTTCTTTTGCAGTTTCGTAAAATGTAGTAGGCTTACCATTAATGTCACCAATTTCTGTAAGTGCTTCTGCAACGCCTGTTACTTTTTCTTGTATTTCCAATTGATACGAAACAGCATCATCTAATTCTTTAGCCTTACGTTCGGCAATTTCTACTTTTTTGTCTGCATGTAGTTCTTGTCCGCATGTGTAACACACAGCATCTTCTAATTCTGTGATGTCTTTTTTAACTTTTTCAACGCTCTTGTCTGCACGTACTAATGCAGGCTCTAATGTGCTTAATTCTTTTTTAAGAGCCAAAATAGCATTGTTGTGTTCGTTCCAGTTTGTTAGTTTTTCATGTGCATCAAGCTCGGAATCAATATCTAAATGTTCTAATTCGTCGATTCCTTTTTGTAATTTTTCAATGTCTTGTTTTTGTTTTGCTTTCCAAGCACGTTGTCGTCCTTCAAGTGTTTCAATACTACCTTGTATCTTTTTGTTACTTGCTTCGATTGCTTGTATTTTAAGTGTTTCTTCAGTAACAGCATCTTTTGTACTGCGTATTTGTTCTTTTAGCGATTCTGCTTTTTCAGATAGTATTGTAATACCAAGCAGTTGTTCTATAATAGCACGTTGATCATTTTGTCTAAGTGCAAGAAACGGTTCGGAGTATGTGTTAAGTGCAACAACATGCTTGAACATTTCATGACTCATACCTAAAATGTCTGTAATATCGCCTTGTGTTTTACGACTGTCACCTTGCGATTCGTCAACAAGCTCTTGTTCTTGATCATTTACAAAAAACTTCAACACATTAGGAGAGCGACCGCGCTCAATCCTATAATCTTGTCCATTCTTTTCAAAATGAAGTGTAACTAACATACCTTTGCTGTTAGTTTTGTTAATTAAGTTGTTTGCTCTAATATTTGTAAGTGCTTTACCATACAATGCGTACGAAAGTGCATTAATGATAGTAGTCTTACCAGTACCATTACGTGATCCGCTATCATCACCACCTTGATCTAAGTTCTCACCAAGCACCAAAGTAAGTTGTTCGCTATTAAAGTCAACAGCCTGCGTCTGATTACCAACGCTCATAAAGTTCTTTACAGTTAAGTCTTTAAGTTTTATCATTCTAATCCACTATAAATGTCTAACAACATTTTTTTATTAAAGTTTTCTGTATCAAGTTCACCAATTTCTTTAGCAACTATTGTGTCTACACTTTCAAACTGTGATATATCAAGGTCTGTGCTTATTTCTTCAATCTGTTTTAGCGGAATAAGTGTAATTTCTCTAACTCCGTGTTCTCTAATAAACGTTTCTTTGATAAAGTTTGCCTCTTCATATGATACAGGCAAGTCAAGTGTAACTCGCAAATACATATTAGGCTTCATTAGTGTAGATTCGGGATCAATCAACTGACTTAACTTAACAGTTCTATACTTAGGACAGTCCGGCCAATTAATGTATTGTGGTTCAGCATCATTTTCTCTATCTAAGATCATCATGCCACGATCGTCATCCCATGCATCTGCATAGTTGTGTGGAAATGCATTACCAATATAGTGTACGTTGCCTTGTGTTTGGCGTTTATGGAAGTGTCCACTAAACACGTATCGTTGATTAACAAACTGATCAGCAGTTAAATCACCATGATCAGGCATCTTAACCATTGCGTTCATATAGAAACTTGGAAGTTCAAAGTGTCCAAATATGTACTTGCTTTGAAGTTTCTTAATCTTCTTCCATTCGTCGCCTACTAACCAAGGCACTAACGTAACATCTTCGATAGTAGTCATTTCATCTACAAATGTAATACCTGGAATATACGTTGCAAACGCTGTCGAGTTGACGTCACGTTTGTCTTTGTAGTACAAATCATGGTTACCATCAAAGAAATAAAAGTTTTCGAATGCTTTACCTAATTTTTCCATACTTCGGATTGTAGCATCCATAGTTGTAAGGTTAAGACTGTTTCTGTTGTGATGCCAATCACCACAAAAGATACCAGTTTCACAACCGTTTGCTTGTGCTTGTTCGATAAACCAGTCTACAAAGTCTTCACAATCTTGGTTGTGAACTTTACTGTTACCCTTCAAGCCGAAATGTATGTCCGTAAATACCGCCGCTTTTTTAAACAAGTGAGATTCTCCAATTACATGCTATATTATAGCTTATTTTTGCACACATGTCAACCGGATTTTTTATCTTTATACACAGATTGGCTTGCTTCTTCGTTTCTTTTGACACTTGCTTCCCAATCTCCTTGTGCTTGACGAGTATAACTTGGATTTAAGTCATTCATTTCTAAAATATCGTCTCTAATGTTTTGATTACGCTTTTCAATGTTAATTACACGAACAAAACTGTTAGTTACAGCCGCAGTATAGTATGCAAATGGGTTTTGCGACTTAGATTCGTCAAACTGTAGTCCAATTTGTGCTAATTGCAGTATTGCTTGTCCTCGCATTTCGTCATTGTAGGTGTATCCACGCACATTTCCTCTTGTAGCATAGCGATCACACAGTTTCATCCACATCATAGCAAGGTTATTAGTTGCTTTACCGTGCGATTTACTAAATCCACCGTTTTCCATACCACCTTCCCAATGACTTTTGCCTACTAATTGTAGTTCTCCTTTGTCATCAAACTTGTAATGTACAAATGGTGGAAAATTTAACTTTGTTTTAGTGTCAGCTACTGTCTTAGGCGTCTTTTTACGTCCGGGCT